GTGGTATGATGTATGTATCTGTGCCCTGGGTGGTGTGGGTAGGGCAAGCAATACCCGCCACGCTGGGTTGCATGACGGGTACTGAGTCGAAACGTGTATTTAGTTGGTCAACTTAACCGGTCTTATTGGCCCCTACCGGTCAGCCCACCACGCGAACTTCACATTGCCCGTCCCGGATGGTGGCGCGGTGGCATAGGTAACAGTCAGGTTAGCTGCATCAACAGAAACCGTGAAACCGCCAACCTGCGTTGCTGACTGAGATTGGGCTGTTACCGAATATGCCCTTGGTGTGGAGTCCAACTCGTGGGCAATTGTGTATGTGGTGGTCCCGCCGTTTAGCGCGGCAACGTCTCTGCGGTTGCTGTAGGCGTTCGCCGTGGCGTTGCGGATGGCATTGTTGCTGAGGTTCAACCTGTTTACGGGTGCCCCTGACGTAGGTGTGACTATGTTGGCGATATAGGTTCCTACGTTGCCGATGACTGACCACTTAGTGGTTGTAGTGGGGTACTGCTTGAAGTCGATGATTGATTTGTACAGGTTGGATGCGTCTTTACCTTCCATAATGTTGCCGTTGATGGAGACGCTGCTAACCGATCCGGGATGATCGAACGAGATCACGGGATGGTTGGTGCTGGAGTTTTGGTTGAAAAACATGTTGCTGTTGATCAGCAGTGACCGGATGGACCCTGCTGAGGTACCGGTGATCTTGATTTCCGGGCCACGGGTGTTTTCGATGACGTTTCCATGGATGCTGATGTTTGGTAGCGCCACCGCCTGTGAATCAATAACGATCATGGCTTCAACGTCTGAACCGTCAGGGATGGTCCCGTACATGTGGTTTCCACGGATCATCACGTCAGCGATAGTTGTACCGGACACGCGGATACACGCACCACCCGGCCCCGCTTCGCGCTGTTCGGCGTCAAAGATTTTGTGGTCACCGCCCTGGAATATGGTGATGCAGTCGCCCACATAACCCTGATTCACAACGCCGCCCACTATGTAGGTGTTCTGGCCCTGCACCTCAATTCCGCGCACTGCACCCCAATAGACCTGGCAGTTACGTATTTTGTTACGCCGCCCGTTCGTGGTGACAACGTTGTTGGCCAGGTGTCGTCCGTCCACGACAAGGTCGTCCATGCTGGTGCCGGTGTAGGCGTCTAGTGACTGACCACCGGAACCTGATGCTGAGAGCTTGACGAAACGGTTCATGGCGGCAGTGGCCCTGAGCACTGAGTTGTGACGAGGAGCGTAGGTGGTGGGGTCTGAGTAGTTATACCCCGTACCGCGAAGTCGTACACCGCCCGGCACGTCGTTCGGTTCGGAGGCGAAACAGTAGATGCCCTGCGGGAAGAACAGCGTTCCACCCTTCCCGGCCATCAACGTCATAGCGATGTTCCATGCAGCGACATTGTCGCTCACCCCGTCATTTTTGCCTCCAATGGCAGGGTCAAGGAATGAAAGCTCACCCTCCGTTTTGAGGCGATAAGTGGCAGTAAGTGCCTCAACTGACAGCCGTTCGGGTAGCGCCCCGATCCCCCGCCCTGCCAGGAAAGTATCTAGTTCGCGTTCGTCTACGGTGGGACCGTCTTTGCTGCCAATGATGGATATGTTGCTCATTGTGGTTTAGTACCTGTCTGCTAGGCGGTGTTGGACGTCTGGTGTTGAGGGGCCGCGCCATGCGTCATAAATACCCCAAACCCTGGCCATGTCTGTTTCAAGGTCTAGTAAGCGCTTGTCCACAACTTCGGGGTTAATATTCCCTACACGCGAGACTAGTAGTGCTAAAGCATTTCCTTGGGCGGATAGGGTTTTATTTTGGTTGGTCAATGACCGGAGGATAAACCCTATACCAGTCATTATACCAGTTCCGACAATGCCGACAAAGGACATTATGAGTTCCATTGGAATGGTCATTCCGCGACACGCTTACCCGTTACAGGGATATTGGGGATACCGTAAACGGCTGCCCCGGACGCAATAGCTACTTGGGCAATTTGCACCCATTCTTGAGCGTCAATGAAATTGTCGTTCAATGCAAGGTACGCGGAGCCTAGACCAGCCAGTAGGGCGGCTGTAATGGCTTTCAGATACGGCATGATGCTAACTCCCCAGTCAGTTGTTTAGATGAATACTTCGAGCATAGCATTACGGGTGTGTGCTTCATCGAAACGCATTAAACCGTTTTTGAATGATGACCTGAGCATCCGGAGGATTTCGTCATTCTTGAGTAATAGACGGTTGTCCGTGTCTACCCGGTTGGGTAGGAGCGTGTATTTGAGTTCCTGACCGGGCCGTTTTTCCTGCAAATAGTAGAGCCCGTCTTTGCGGGCGAACCATATGGAGAAGGTGCCGGCACGGGTTTCGAGGGTGTATGCGTACTCGGCATCAGACGGTTTGCGCCCGATCATGAGTTCGTGGTTGTCCGCGAATTCGTTACCCAGTGCGTAGTCACCATAGTCTGTGTCTTCGATGAATTCACCGAACCGGGTTTTATAAACTTCCTGGTTGAATTCTTTAGAGTCTACAAAGTGGGCAACAATCCATGGCTGCCCTGTGATTTTTGAATGTCTTGCTGTTATTAGGTCGCCCACTTTGCGCGGACGTATCTTGTATTTCACAAAGTAGGGGTTTTCAATGCTGATGGAGTTAGCAAGAAAAACAACAACTGTCTTATTCCGGTAACGGTCAACGGTGTTGTAAAAGTTAGTGAGCACGGTTGTTTCATCAGGCAGGTAATGGGTTAGTCCCTTTTCGATGATAAATTCGTCAAAAATGATTGTGCGCACCATGGGAAACGCGCGGCCTTTTTGGTTCTGCCCTGTTGAAAGCGCGATAACAAAGCCCATACATTCCCAGAAGTTTTCTTTACGGTTCTTTTGCGGCTCACGGCAAACCTCAAACTGGTCACTATTAACCCTAAACAGCATACCTGGAAACGTATGCGCAATATCGTCAAAGAATGCCTTAGCCGCCCTTAGCTCTGTTTTGAAACGACGCAAGTAAATGAATTGCTCGCCTTTGCGTAAGAATTTCTTAATGACCTTATCTTTAGCGCCATAAGTTTTACCCAAACCACGGGCACCACACACAAAAATGTAGACACCGCCATAAGAATAGACTTTGTCAAAGTTGTAGTANGGGAGGTCAGCGCCCTTAGCGGACACTTGTTCAGCTAGCGCGCTCACTAAATATTCACCCCGTGGGCTTCAAGGATGGGTAGGGGGTCCAAGAATTGTGCGCCGTTGTTGTAGGGCGGTGCCCAGGGGTCATCCCAGGTGCCTTGGATGATTTCAAAGTGCAGGTGTGTGCCGGTGACGTTTCCGCGCTGCCCTTCAATGCCTAGCTGTGTTCCGGCTGTGACCGTGGAACCGGCTGTGACAGCTAGTGACCCTAGCGCCATGTGGTTGTAGGTGAACGTGTAAGCCCCGTCCAGGGTGTGTCCCTTCACATAGGTACCCGCTGTCGGGTTTGTGCCCGGAGCTTCAGACACAGCACGTGTGATGACCATGTCAGCAACCGACAGGATCGGTAACCCCGTGACAGCAGTCGTACTGGAAATATCCAAACCGTAATGGAAACCGCCCGTCCGCATCCCAAACCCTGACGTCATCACAAAACCGTCAGCCCACGTCGCCAACCAAGCCCCCGTAGACGGCGGCGGCGGCGGCGTGACCGGAGGGACCCACGGCGTATACGTTTCAGGCGGAGGACCGGCCCCCTCCTTCCCAGGCAAAAACCGGCCCTTACCATCATAAAAAGCAGGAACAATCTTCCCATCCATATAATGAATCCACGTATGATCCCCCACCGTCTCCAAATACTTAATCGTCTGATAATCAAGTGCCATGAACACAAGAATACCCCGTACCTTTCGATACGGGGTATTCGGATGAAAGCTAGGGAATTTGTGTGACCGAAACCTTTGAGCTATTTGCTCTAACAACTACGGGGCGGTCTTCCCAATAAAACTTGTCCGGGTTATTCCGGCGAAGCATCTTCAATCGGTTTTCGAGTGCCTGCCTTGTGGCTAGTGTGGACTCGGTTTTAGCGTTCCTCCCACGTCCTTCAACAATCTGAAACATTGTCCTACTCTCCTGCCGCTGCGAGGTAGCCGTCAATGAATGCTTTTGCTTCGTCAAGTGTCTTGTAGCTAACATCCTCCAAGACAGTTTCTTCCAGAACATCATCTTCAATGGATATCTGATAAGGGAAAGCGGGCATGTCATCCGTGTGTAATATCTCGCAAGTGAGCCGACCTGTCGTGCACTGCCAAGTGACGAAGTTGATTACTTGTTCGCCTAGGTTCTGTGTGAATCCATCTCGTTCATACAACATTTTGACTCCCCGTGTAGTTTCTTTCCTTGGTATCAGCCTACACGCAATTATGGCCCCGTGCAATACACGGGACCATAATTATTTACGCTGCTTAGTTGGTTGGTTCGAGTTTGAACGTCACCGCGTAGTTTAAATCAAAGGCGCGGGCACCAAGTTTGAGCACCGCCGTCAAACCCCCGGCAGCGTACGCGGCTACCTGACCTGTAAACAAAGATCCCGCTTCACCCACGAAAGTAACTTTGGTGGTTGTCCAGCCGGAGTGGGCTACGGCTGAACCGGCGGCCTGTTTTGACAGGATGGTCCCGGCAGCGTCGGCCACACAAATATAGGCGGCACCATCCGGGGCAGCGGTGATGTCAATGAACGCTGTGATGGTGGCATGGATTTTGCCTGTGGCAGGGAACGTGACTGTCTGCAACGTCCCAGCCAACACGGTGGGCGTCATAGACAGTATTTGGTCACTGTCAGCACCGGGCTGGTAGACAACAACCTTTTGTTCCGTGCCGCGCCGTGCGAGGGCACGGGCAATCGATGATCGGGAATGGTCCCTGGAGTCGGCCTGTACGGTACGGAACTTCGCACGTGTCTGTGTTGCAGCACCGCCCAAGGTTCGGAAGGGTTCGAAAAACACCCATGGGGAGGGGATTTTGAAGCCGCTGTGCTGCACGGCGTGCACTTCACCGTACGGGTCAATAATGTAGGCGATCCCCTCTGACCGGTTCAAGCAAATGTAGGCGGAATACACTTGGGTGTCGTCGGAGAGTAGCGGTGTGTTGAACTGGTGGTCCCATAACCGGGTAACGGATGTGCCTTTGAGTGTGAGAACATCCAACGTTATTTCTGTGGGGCTGATGCACAGGTGAGCGGACATGCGCGGCAAACCCTCCCCCGCGTTCTGTGTGGCTTTGATGTCTTCTTCTGTCATGGCGAACACGACAAGACCGCCGTTTGACGTGTAGGGGGTCATTTTGAATTCACCACCCAGCCACACGGCGTCACCGTCAAGTTTGACAGACGCGTACGCCCCACCTTCGGACGTGTTCGGGAAGGACGCGTAACCGTCCGTGACCGTGATTGCAGGTCCCAGGAACGTGAACGGCTGACCTGTGAGTGCGGTGGTGAACGCGCCGTCGTCACGGGTAGAAAAGTCTTCGTTGTATTCGAGGCCGGCGGCATCCAAATAGGCGCGTTTGTTCACGGAGCCGGTCAGGATGGTGTCAGCGTCGGCACGGGCTGTTGCCTCAGCCGTAATTGATGCGTTGACGGGGGCTAGTTTTTCGGTGAACAGGGTGTTGAGTGCACCATAGGTTTCACTGATGTGCCCGTTGATCAGGTCACGGATTGCCAGGTCATTCAGTGTGGCAATGTTCGCTGTCACATCCACCATGAACTGATCAAAGAATGCTTGCCATTCAGCGGACCGCGCATCAAAGTTGCTTGCGACGGTCTGCGCTTCGGCGAGTATCCGTTCAAGCTCAACAGTTATTTCGTCTTGCAACGTCGTGTTTATGTATTTGATAACGTCCTGCAAAATACTCAGGAACGTTGCGTTATCACGGTGTGTGAACGGTGTTACCCTGTTCAGCGGTCCGATGCTACCAATAAAAGGGGAAAAGCCCGTAGTTATACCCATAATTGTTATTGCCTCTCGTGTATTCTTCGCCGTTGTCCCATACCATCATAAACAGTTCGGACAGTTGTTCAATGACCATCAAATCAATGTTCATGAATGTTTGCCGCATCGCCCACACCAGTTCAGCTGGGTTGCCGCTGTAACCGCTCGTGGTGTTGTCAGTCGTTGACGCGTTCGACGCCGTACCGTCGGCATCAGTTTTTGAGTTGCTGTCCTGCGCGGATGTAGCATAATCGCCTTGACCAGACAACCGGACTTGCGGTGTGTTGGATGCCACTACACGGCCCCCGGCTGTGGACGATGATTCTGTGGTTGATGTTTCGTTGCCGGTGCCCACGTTCTTTATGTCAACAGTTTTGAGCGGATCAATCTCAATCTGTGACGCNTTNTANTGCTGATTGAACAANGGCATAATTTCGTTCATTTTGCGTGCCATAGCGTACCTGAACATTGACACCGTTTCGTGTCCAATTTCTTGTTCGTTATAGTGAACAATGATCTTCTCATTCAATGACGCCCGGTAGGCTTCATCAAAGATCGGGTACACGTCCAAGCCCAGGGCCTTATGTGCTGGAATCCCGGTCGTGTACTTGTACGACTCCCGGTCAATGGCTTCTTGTAGGGTGAGCGTAAAAGACCCCATCAGACACCTGCCGAATCTCGTGTTGGTTTGCCCTGCACTTCATCAAGCGCGGTGTCCTTAGACTCGTCAAATTGGCCGATTCCGTCGGCAACAATTGACATAGCGTCGGTCTGGTCGTAAGANACACTGACGTTCANTTCNGGGAACATGCGGTTNATTTGTTCGCACGCGTACTGNCGGGCNTTCAGGGCGGTAGAGCGCACAGCCAACACTTGCTCGTCGTTAGCNTCAACTTCGGATGCTACNANGCGTTCGCGTTTGTCCTGGTTGGCGTTGTTGATGCCCAGGAAACCCATNGCCTGATTCCACAACGAGTTGCGGGCATCCATGAGCTTCGGCAGCGTGTCGGGGTGTACGCCCAGGTCAAAGACCTGGACGGATGCGGGGTCAAAGTTGGGTGTTGTGTAGACGATCGGTTTTCCCTCATCAACTTGCCGCATAATGTTGACCAACGATTGGCGCTGGTTTGCGTTGCCCGTAACAAGCCGTGTGTACCGCATATTTTCAACAGTAATGTCTATGGTCCGGTCAATTTTCGCGAGTTTCCGTGCATACAACGAAATGGCTTGACGCTGCGGAATACGCAAACTGTTCGCCCAAATTGGCACACATTCCCGTGCATTCAAATCTTTCTGAATCATTGAATTACCAATGGCGGTAAACTCTGTGGGGTTGTCATACATGTTCCGCACACCGTGAGCCATGCCGCGCAACGCAAAATAGCGGTTGTAATCATTAGTCTCATGGAAGAACAGTACAAGGCCCTGTGAATGCAATGTCAGTTCAATAAACCGTTTATCAATTTCTTCCGGCAACCCCTCCCACTTAAACCTGTTAATACACAACTCGGTCAGAGTTTGAAGGTACATGTTTTCGGTAAACATTTGGTCATTCATTTGCGGGTCATTACCATAACCCCAAGACTGTGTATCAAACTGTGTAAAACTCAATTGGTTTTTCGTCACAGCGTGAATCCTCCTACCGGCTGGTTATCTGTCATCGGGACGTTTCCAATGTCGGCCGGGTTTCTCCACACAGTAACACCTTTTTCGAAAATTCCGCGTATGGTTTCTTTGAACGATTCCGGGCATTGCGCGGCTGTCACATATGATTCACGGATTTTCCAGTACGTAAAATGTGTCATGCATTGCATGTCAACCGGGAGTGTCCCCCACACATTCATTTGGTACCCGTACCGCATCCAATACCCGGCAACCTGCCTCATGGCGGCGCCCTGCATGATTTTGAGTTTCAAATCAACACCCCACTGATACCGGGCAAGATTGAACGCGTCCCCACCGATCTGCCCTGACGTGGTGGGTTGCAAAAGTTTCGCGTCCTGCACCTTCGCCTGGATACCGGCAATAGCGTTCTGATTATCGCCCTTCGCGGCAAAGTTCGCGTACGCGAGATTAGTGTCAGCCATGTACCCTGCGTTCGAAATGTTTGCGTTCGCTGTGGCGTTCATCTGCGAAGTGTTAATGTTCAAAGCCTGATTGTTATTGTTCGCCGTGATCGCATACGACACGCCCGCATTAGCAGCACCCAGGGCACCCTGCGCCAGACCGGCTGCCCCACCACCGATACCGCCAATGAGGGAATTAGCGCCGCCCTGCATGGCACTGTACCCGGCTGTCTGATTGGCAAGGTTTGTTGACTGCGTTGCCGCGTTCACATTCAACCGGTTCAGTTCGGACGTCAAACCCATCCCAGCCGACGCCTGATCAAAGGACAGCTGATTACCTGTCAGGGCGCGTTGCTGTGACCAGTCAGCGGACTGATAGGAGAACGCTATACCGTTCTTATTCGACGCTATGTAGGCGGTGTACGAGTTGTTCACGGTGGAGAAGGTAGGGAAGTTAGCAATCGTCGTTGCCATGTCCAAAAATTCGCCGTAGTCGTTAATGATCCCGTCAGAATCCGTTGCCGCTGTCACACCATCCCTACGGTTGTAACCTTCCGGGTAGAACGCAACACGCGCCCCGCCTGGCACAAGGTGTGCGAGCTCCACAACACGGGCATCATTGTTTGACCATGACTCCGGTTTCAGGATGATCGGCTGCCCCGTGTACGAGGTCATCTCGATAGCCATGTAGGGGAACGTCAAAAACTTTTTCAGATGCTGGTACCCGGTCGGGAGGAGCGACAAAGCATCATCCCGCCAATTCTCTTTTAGCGTCACCAATGGTGCATCCAAGGAGCCGGACAACACTTTCTTGACCACGCCCGTAGTCATGCCGGGGATGGTGACTGGGCTGGTCAGCATCCCGTAACGGCTTACTGAGTCGTTGGGTATGGCTGTGACGGACATGATGCCTTGGGACACCCACGGCTTTTGGGAGAGTACGCCCATGAGGATCTGAAAATCTGTGACGTCCTCAATCAAATAAATGTCTGCCCCGTTTGGCATCCATTCCATGGAACTACCGCCCGCTGATTCAAGGTGGGGGTTATCCACCGTGCCAGGATCGGCAGACAACGAGGTGGCTGTCATGACCAGCACATCAAATGCGGCCCCCTGCCTGCCTGTGGCGATCTTGTGTGACCAGTTAGTTGCTACAACGTACTCACCGCCGATGTCCATTCCTTCGGGAATGTTGAGGAACGCGCGCCCGTACTCGTCAAACGCATTATCAGCGGCAATACCAATATGCCCGCGTTCAATGAATGATTGCCCGAACTGGAATTCGTAACCGAACGTCTGCCACACATCCAACTGGACATTAAACCGTGTGGTGTTACCGGCGATTGATTCAACAGATGTGACAAAGTAATAAAAATCTGTTGGGCCGGATACACCACCTGGGCTCGTGATAGGCATGGCCGGGTTTTGTACACGCAAATAGTTGAACGTGTTAGCCACATTGAACGGCACATCCAAATCAATGGGGTGCGACATTTTCAGATAAACACTGTCAAGAATGTTTATTGTTTCACCGCCCAAACCATCAATGTAAGCGTTCAGCGCGGGACGGTCAGTGAACCGAACAATATCCCGGTAAGACGCGTTCCACGGGACTCTACAAATAGTCACACGCGAGTTGGCCGCCCACGCCGTGTAATTGTGTTCATACCCGAACGATGATTGTTCGGGAATATCAAAAATCCCGTTCACTTGGTTTCACCAACGGCCCGGACAACGTCACGGGTAACAACGGCCCGCGATTCGACAGCCTCCTGAATAAAGACTTTGTTCTCATACGAGAAACCACACGTCTGGATAAGTTCGCGTGTGACGACATGTCGCCGCTCAATTTCCTGTTGAATAAAAAGTTTCAGTTCAAGCATTTGTTCCGGGGTCATAGCGTCCTCCTGTGGGGTAATACTTGCCGGGACAATTACAGTGTCCGGCGTGATAACGGGTGTACCTTCAACGTCCTCAGTCCAGCCAAGGTAAGTGAGCGGATTATTCGCAGCATACGTGGCGATAAGATCCGCCATGTCCGGGTGATGATGTGGTGTGTACCCGTACGAGTCCGACGTCGAAAAAATCGAACCGTCAGGGGCCCGGAGTGCCACATGTCCTGCCGGTTCCATGGCGAGAGAAAACCACACCGGCACCCAAACCCCGACAGGAAAATCAGTATCCGAGTGCTGTGTGCTGGAGCCGTTCCACGCGTCAATAGCCCTACCGTAGCGAATAGGTAGCGGGCCAAAAGCCTGATTCACATAAGCCAAACACCATCCGGGTTTACACGTAATATCGGGGTTAGGGGTAATCGCCTGTAAGTAATTCATTCCACCATCCTACAGGCAAACAAAAGACCCGCATCCGGGGGAATGCGGGTCTTTCGTTATCATGGCTGTGAACTAGCCAGGCGGTGCTTAGTTCACGGTTACAGTGTACGTCTTATCGACGCCCGCTGTTACCTCTACGGTGAAGCTGTCACCGGCAGGGTTGAGTGTGACCGTGTAGGAGGTCGGCTCAAGACCGGCCACCACGATCTCTTCAAGCGTGGTCGTACCGCCCGGCACGATGACCGTGTACGCGAGCGTGTCAACAGCGAACGCGGGCGACACTGCGACACCTTCAACAGTGATGCCGGTCGGAACGTCGTTAGCGCCAGCCGGTGCACCACCTACCGGCCACTGCGGTAGCAGCGGGCCGGTCAGGTTGAATACCCGTGTGACCGTTTCACCATCACGCAGGACCCCGGCAGGGTCAATCCATGTCGTGGTTGCACGCACCGTAACGGTCGTGTTGGTTTCAACGCNACCGATCTGGAGGTTACCCGTCTGGTTGATGTACGTGCCACTGGACGCCTGGCCAGTGATCGACCACTTGACACCGCTGATACTGGTGCTGTCAGTCGGGGACGTGACCGCAATGGCGTCCATGATGTACAGCTCACCACGGGTGAGAGTGTCAGCGTCCACAATGTCGGAACCGTCCTGCGAGTACTTCGCTGTGATAGCGCTGATGCCGGTCACAACGGCGTCATCCGTGGGGATAACGTCAGACGGACCGGTCCAAAACATGATCGCCGGAACAAACAGGGACAACGACAAGACCTGATGAATGTGGAAGAAATAGTTCCGGTCCAAGGATGCCGGGTTCGCGATTTCCCGGTTCTCCATCAACACATCCGCGATGATGAAAAAGTCTTTCGTGGTCAGGACGGCCTGAACACCCTTGATACCAAACTTGTGCTTCGGGACCGTGATCACACGCGACGGAAGGTCCGTGTACGGGATGTTGAACGCGGCGGCGAACGCGTCAACATCCATTGCCGCCTTAGCCTCAGTCGTCACAAACAACACCAAATCGTCAGGGTCAGCAAACGTCGGGAGTTTCGACGCGTTGTAATGCGTGGAGTAGAACTCCAGGTTCCCGGCCATGCCGCGTACCTGCTTGATCAGCTGCTTCGCATCAGCCTCAGAAGAAACGTTGTTGCTGATTTCGGGCACCTGGACTTTGAAGAAACCGCCCTGCTTCGCGTACTCCGCAAACAGGGACATGGTCAGCTCGAACTCATCCACGTTAGCCGAGTTGTAGAGCGAGTTCATGAGGTTGGTGACCATCTGAGACAAGCCCATATCACTGAGGAATGCGCGACGAAGCATCTCTTCACGAATGGAAATCTTGTAGTACTGGGCCCGGTTGATCTTGTGGTATGCCACGGACACGGGCGGGAGTTCGCGTCCGAAGATCTCTTTTTCCATGTACTCCCGGTCCGGGTCGTACACCTTACCTTCAAGGAGTCCTACCTGGACTTCTTCAATGACGGCGCCCCAGGTGAGCGGATCAATTTTGAAGCCCTGGAGGGGGTTCTTCCAAATCTTGGACTTGAAGATCGTGAGACCGATTTTGTTGACCAGCGCGTCAATGAATTCGTTGCGGAGTACAGGCACGGTCATCAGGTTTTCAATGGACGCCTGAATGGTGGCTTTGGTGACGTTAGGAATACGTGACTGGTATTCCGGCGACATTTCCGAACGCAAAGCGTTCATGAGTACGGCATTTGTGGACGGCTTATAGGACGGAATACTGGTAACAGCCATTAGCTATTTTCCTTCAATTGTTTGAACGGTTGTTTACAGACTAACCGTAAGTAATAATGTCGGCAAGCGAGGGCACTACTTCATCGCCCGTGGTGTCTTCCTGCGCTGTTCCACTACTCACGCTAGCAGGGTTGCCTTTACCAACAGATGCCAGCAGATCGTAATTGTGCGCTTTGAGCCGCGCAATTTCAGCTGCGGACGTTTCATTGGCGGTAGACAATTCCGCTACCTTCGCGTCCCCCGCTGACACGCGGTCGTTGTAGGCGGCGTTAAGATCATCATAAATTGTTTCTCCCGGTCCTTCTTCGCCGGGGTTGCGGAGAGCGTTCAACAGTTCTTCAAAATCAGCCATGAAACTAAAACCTTTCAATATGCGGGAAGGGCACCCAGCCTATGGCCGGATGCCCTTCCCTAATTCGGATCTAAGACGCTCAAGTGAATGCCGGGTTAATGGCCGTGATACACTCTGTCCCGATCAAGGGCAACAATCAGAGTATATACCCACAAGAAACAATTCCTTAGATCACGCCTTTGCTACGGCGGACGGGTTGCCGTCAGCGTCAATGCTGAGGAAACCCTTTTCGACGCCGTACTTGATCAGCGCTTCGCGTACGACGTCAACGACGTCTTTGCGTGCTTCCCAGTGATACTCGTTGTAGGCGTCGTACACGTCCTGCGGGACGGTTGCCTGAAGCTGACGCCCGCGTGCGGTAGCGGTGGTTTCGGTTGCCTTAGCCATGATAAATCAATTCCTTTGTCTTTATGGTGAGCCGTTGTGGCTGTAAGAAAACAATAGCAGTTATGGCGCCTAGGTCAAAACTTCAAAGTAAACCCGCTGTCTACGAGTACAACACCGCCCGGTACCCGTTTTTGTTTCAAATTCCCCTCAAAGTACCTGCCGTTGGTGAAGTCGTCAAAGGTGAGTTTGTCGCCCACCCTGACGGGCATACCTGACACGTGAACCTCATAACAACCATCAGGGCGGTGTTGATGGCAGTCGTCGTGGTCATCTCCGAAGCATTCTTCATGTTCCGGCTTTTCACATCCGCCGGGGTAGTGCCGTTCCGCGTACGCCTTGGACCGGGCAAAAAACGCTGCCTGGAAGTCGTACTCATGTTTCCACGCGCCAAGCCGTGACGGGTGTATGTCGAGGTTGTCGGGCCGTTCGGTGGTGAGTAGGTGGAGGCTGTCGGTGTCGGCGTAGGCGAACACCGCGTAGTTGCGTTGCGCCGCCCGGATCGTTATCTCACGGGCGTAACTGGTGATGAACACGCCCATGGCCGTGTACACGGGGTTACGCATTTCTTCGTCGCCGAGCATGAATTTTACTATGTCATCTTCCATGCGTGAGAGGTTGGGGGTGACGTCCGGGTTTGTCGCAAACTTGCCGTACAAGTCGTTGAGCATTGATTTTGCCATTGCCCGCGTACCGCCCTTAGACACGGCTTTGATATCCATCCACTTTTCAATGTATTCATTGAACACCCCGTGAATACCTTGGAACATCCAACCGCCGTTATACGACAGGATTGTCATGTCGTAATGGTCCTGCCACAATTCGAGGTCAACGTTGGAGCATGCCAGGGTGACGGGTTCTTTGATTTCCTCCTGGTACTCAACATCGTTATGGAACCGGCTGTTTTTGATTTGGATGCAGGGGACGTGGTCTTTTTTGAGTTTCGCTGTGAACGTGATCGATACAATGAACAGCGGGTATTCTTTTGTTTTCCGTGGGAGACCCTCCCGGAAGATCGGTTCCCCATACGGCAGCAAGGCGTTGTACATGACTGACGGGTAGAGACTGTTCACATCAAAAGTCATGCCGGGGCCGAGCTGTTTCCCTTTGAACCTTTTGGCCGTGTGTGTGAAGCCGCCACGGTACGCGTCCCGTATCTCACCATCCATCGTCAGACTGAGGACCGGGAACAGGTCATTGAATGACTTGCCGGCGATGGTCTTGTATTCTGCCAGGGCGTCCGCACTGGACGTGAGTTTTGTCATTCCCGCGTCTAGCTGCTTTTTTAGTGCTTTCGCAACAATGATCACATCATTCACTATGTAGGCGCGTTCTTCCTTGGTGATGATGTGTCCGGGTTTGCGGTAGGCGTGGTAATCGATTTTGCCTTTTTTCTCGTACAGGTCAAACGTCCGTGCAATCTGCTTCACCGGCATACGAATCTTTTTGGCGCTATCCCGAAACTCTGTAGTGGAGCCATTATCCCAGCGAACCGTTATCGAGTACCACTGATTCATTGCAGAAATAATGTGGGTGAACTCGCCTTTGCGTGGCCGCTTATCCGTAACCATCGTGTACTTTTTGCGGTGCAAGTAGTCAAGAATGAACGACCCGTCAAACCGCAGGTTGTGGAAGTAAACAATTGAGGTTTCAGCCGCTGCCCGGAACATGAAACTGTTGACGTCCTGCCCTATTTCAACGTGCCAGGCTGAGCGGGTTTTCTCAATGTCAACCATTCCCCACGCCCACACGCGGCAGTCGGCCGGGTCTGTGGTTGTTTCAAAGTCGGCCACGTATACGGTTGCGGCCTTTTTCGTCTTTCGCGCCTGCCCAGTCGACATATTCCCCCGCTACCGCTAAATCTGTTTGCACTGACTCACTGTTACTGAGGCTCTTATCACCAGTGATAGAGGCATTGTAGTGTGAGTATGGTGTCTTGATCATTGACGCAAATTTGGTGTACTTCCATAACGCCGCCCACTGCTTATTAGTCAACTGAGCTACTTTGACCTGCATCTCAATGTCGCCCACAATGTCCAACATTTTCATCACACCCTGGCGATGGTTTTTGAGCGACTGTTTTTCATGTTTCATAGTGGCCAGGTCATTCAAATGTTTGACCAGCTTTTTGGCTCCGGCCTCACCGTGAATAGTGGTGGACTCCCGGTCAGACTTTTTATAAGGACTGTCCGTCGTCCTGGTCCCCATGTGCGGATGCAGTGGCGTTATCATCGCCATGCGCTGGTCAACAGTCATACCAGCGGGCTCGATCATGATGTTTTTGAACGGTTCATAAAACTTTTCGACAAACTCATTCTTTTTTGCCTCAGCCTTTTTGACACGGTCAAACAGTTTCCGGGGGATCGGCTTGAACTCCGCGTCGGGGACAAACTGTGTCTCACGGCTGTTGAACTTATCGAGCCGCCGTACCAGTGTTCTTAGCTGGGCCGGTGTGGCGGAGCGTATAAAATCCGGGGTTTGTCGTGGGTCATAATCGCTACCTGATACTTCAACACCACTACCCGCTTTCAGCCGTGAGACCTTACGAGTCGCCGCCCTATGAGCACGCAGAGCAGCAGACCGTAAACTATTATCATTTGCCATAAAGAATGCCCCGACACTCCCAGCGAGCGTCGGGGCACCTCCTAACCGGTTATCTTATTGCTGAGACAATAAAGGTTAGAGTACCACCTGGACATCAAAGAACTTGAAACCCTTCCGCGACTTCCCCTCAATCACCTTGATGGGGAGGGGTTCCGGCCACTCAGCCGGCAGACGCCCACCCAACGCGGAGACGATGCCCTTGAGCGCGTTGACCAGAGGCATACCCGTACCGTGGTACGACTTGCCGTTGGTGCTGTCCACGAGGGTGACGCGGACGGACTTATGAAGTTCGCCGTTCTCGTCCGCAATCTCAATGGGGGTGAGTACCCAGTTGTCCAGGAGGATGGTTTCTTTCAGGTGATCACTGATGGGGAGTGAACCGGACGTTGCACCAAGCTGTGCCTTAGCCGTCTGGAAAAAATCGTCCCCCGTGAACGTGGACATGATACCCGTGTTACCGCTGGTGAACGACTGGATTTCGGTGTGCGGGTCCGAAGAATAGTTCGACACCTCCAGTTCGGTGGAGGGTGTGATCTCGGTTACTTCTTCGGTTGCCTTAGGAGTCGTAGCCATGATGTAAGACCTTTTCTCTCGGTGTTGGTTGCCCTTGATCGGTGCAACAGGAACGACATTACACAGATCAATGATGTTGTGCAAGTCCAAACCGGGTGAAAGAAATATTGTTCCGTGTATTGCCTTACGCGTGCGTTATGGTCTACCATAGATATATGAGCAAGATACAGAGTCTCACTAAGACATACAACAATGATCTAACGCATGACGGCTACTTCGTAGTAACAGACAACTACCCGCTCAAGTGGGTATCTTTGTATCAGTGGGAACTTCTATCGGCTAAACCGTCGTTCAAGCTCAACCTAGACAAGCACATACAAGTAATGGGGGATGCGTAATGGAAGCAATCGCAGCAATCAGTTTCTACTTCGGAGTAGTCGGCCTACTAGGGGCCGGCCTCTACCGCCTAGACATGTGGATGGATTCGGACAAAGCCCGCCACACAGACGCGAGGCACCGCGCATGAAGCGGCGTATAGAAATCGTCTGTGGCTACGGGACACTTTCCTACAGGGCAGATTGCCATCATTGCGGGAAACTGGTTTTCCTGGTCACCTTTGAAGCAATCCACAGAGCGCCTAAGCGCGAAACGGGTAGCTCCACACTGTTACCCGTCCACATGGCCGTACCGCATGATTGCCCGGTTATAAACCCTCCGGAGGGTCTCCGGTGATGCAAAACACTAGACGCCGTGTTGAGGTCCTCGCGTTCCTGGAAGCACTCAGGGTTGAACTAGCCGCCAGGACCGCGTTCAAAGAGGCTGAAACACCGGAGAATTTGACCGCATGGGCTACCGCCCGCAACCAACTAGAAGACACGAAAAGGAACCTCGGATGATCTACTACATCGTACGAATTGAGCGCAATGGGGATGAAACCGTTATTTCATCGTGGGACAACCCCGAAGCAGCAACCACACATGTTGAAGGGTACCGCAACGCCGCCCTAGCGGTAGGGTCAGAAGAACTCGAATACCGTATTGACACCGTCCCGTCGAACGAGGAAATCCGGGCCGCTAACGCCGCTATCCCGGCAGACCCGAACAAGCACACAGCGAAAGACAAGCTAGACCTGAACCGTATCTACGGGCGCAACAAAATGGATCACGAGGAACAGCACTACGCCTACCGCGACACCGATTCAATGCGGACAAAAGACTTCACCCTGACGGAGTTGTTCGGCTGGTATGAGGGAAACAAATCAAACGGCCCGTTCCTTGTGTGTGGTGAATGTGGCTCAGCCGTGGTTATCGAATCAAGAGACGTTCACCGTCAATGGCATAACAAGTTGCTACCATGAGCACCGCTATTGAGGCCCGGACTGTGAAACCCGGTATGACTGTCACCGTGGACGGTTTACCGGGGGAGTGGGTTGTACTCTCTCGACACCCTGACAGGGCCAAATGGTGGCTACACAGGTGGACGGATGGTCGGTGGGAGACTGCTGATGCCAGCTACAGGAACATGACACAAATACTTAGGATGCCAGGAGAGTAGGCTACGACATGAAAGCAAAAGACCTGGCCGAGCTGCTTATGCGGCATCCGGATGCCGTTGTTTGCATTGAATACATTCCCTACGGGGATGAAATCAACATTGTTGCCGAGTACAACCCAACAACTAACCGCACAATCCTGGAATTTGAAAATGAACATGGCTAAGTTCAAAGCAGGGGACACGATAACCAACGGCGAACGTTGGCTTATTATAAGCCACGTTGCAAAGTCCACCTACAAGATAAAGGGTGTGCATGGTTGGTTGCCGATAGCCCTGGTAGATCGGTTGTGGACATTAGCCGATGAAGAGAACACCATTGAAGAATGACAACCACCCTTTACCAATGCGTTGAATGCGGACAATGCGTCCAAACCATCAACGAGTACGGCAACTCATACTGCGAAAGGCACGACAAGCAATGAAAAGAATTGCATTATGGTTCAACAACGAGGACCGGGAGTTTATAGCTGAATCCCTCCGATACAGGGCAGACAATGACACTATGCTAAGTGGCGTGAATATTCACAGGGCCGAGTCAATGGCAATGCAGCTATTGAATCCGCCAAAAGATTTACCCTCCGAAATGGTTAAAGAACACGAGCACCACTACCAACACGTAGGACTAGTAAACGCCGAACACCAAACGCTTCTTTTTAAGCTCTACTGCGTAACCTGCGGCGATATAGTACCCTTGACAGAGTAGGTCTAAGCGGATACCGATAACCCTGCACTATAACTGAATACTGGATTACACTCCGGCCCCGTACCAAGCGAATTGTCCCGCCCTGGTACGGGGCCTTTCCATGCCCCGCTACATTTGTGACCAGGATCACAGCCCAAGAGGGCGCTTGACTTTGGGTGTGCGCTAACGCCCGCATACCCTGGTCAGGGGCTTTGCCGCGCCCACCACCCAGGGCACAGATACATACATCATACCACGGCTAACGCGGCTAGTGCAACGTG